TAGGTTTTAATCTTGAAACAATTGCAGAGGGCGAATGTAAATCCATTGCAACGGTAATATTTTTAGCGGCACCCGTTCGTAAAATTACCAGCAATTCCGAATTTATGATTCATAACCCGTGGGGCGCAAATGAAGGGGACGCGGCTTCGATGCAAAAATACGCTTCGATGCTAAAGGAGGAAGAAAAAATGTTAGCAAAATTCTATTCTAAAAAAATCGGAATTGATATTTCCGAAATTTTACAATGGATGAAAATAGAAACTTATTATTCCGCGAGCGAAGCGGTTAAAATGGGTTTTGCGACTGAGGTAATTGATACAATGAAAGCGGTCGCATTATATAACGAAAACAATTCAAACAATAATTTAATTAACTCAAAAATGAACAAGCCAAACTTTAATTTACAAAACTTTAAAGCGATTGCAAAACGCGCTTTAAAAGCCCTATCAGGCGAAGCGGTTAAAAATCTCGATGCCTTTTTAGAGGACGGGACCGCGTTATTTATTGACACCGAAGAAAGCGAGCCAGCCGTAGGAATGGCGGTTTTCATTGCTGAAACAGGCGAACCAGCACCCGACGCGGCGCACACGTTGGATTCAGGAATGGTAATCGTAACGGTTGCGGGTATTATTACGGAAATTAACCCCGTTGCAGCGCAATCAATCGAAGAAATGCAAGCGCGTATTTCGGAACTTGAAACGGCTTTAGCCGAAGTTCAACCGATTATCGCAAACCTTTCAAACATTACGGGCGAATTTACACCAAGCGCAAAAGCACAACGTACCGTACAAACGGGACCGGGACGCGCTGAAGGTGCAACAAAAACAAAGGCGGTTTCGTCTTTCGATAAAAGCGCAATCAAACCAAACCAAAGAGCAAAAAACTAATTCAATTTAATTAACTTTTAAATAAATAAAAAAATGATTTTAGATCCTTCAGATTTGACCTTCAACGGTCAAGAAGCTCGTGACATAGGCGAAGCAGTAATAGAAAGTATTTTTGAAAATCCAGCGGTTGCAGATTTAATGACGGTTTATGATGGAATCGTTACGAAAAAACAAATTCCGTTTTTAGGTACTTTATCAAAAATTACCAAAAAAGACGCGGGTTGCGGTTCGGGTGTTTCCGCGAAAAATATTCCAATGACTGAAAAGTTTTGGGAACCTGAAAACCTTAAAATTTGGTTACAACTTTGCGCCGAAGATTTATTAAATTCTTTTTGGGTTTATGCTCAAAAATTAGGAATGGATCGTTCGGACGTAACGGGAACTACAATCGCTTCATTTGTGGTTGAACGTATGACTGCGGCGGCTCAGGAAGATTTACTTCGCATTATTTGGTTTAACGATAAGTTAGCGGATAATGTAAGCGGCGGCGGTGTTATTAAAAACGGCGTTTCTTTAACTGATTACAATATTATCGATGGTTTGTGGAAACAAATTTTCGCGGTTGTTTCTGCAACACCTGCGCGTTATGTTCCAATTATAGAAAATGCTGGGGTAACAAAAATAGCTCAGTTATCTTTACTAAATACAAGAGCATTTACAACTTTTCAACGTTTAATGGCTGGAGCCGATTCACGTTTAAAAAGCGCGCCCGATAAAATTATCATTTGTACTACTACGCTTTTAGAAAACTACGCAGCTTATTTGGAAGGTCAAGGAAACGATGCTTCATTTATTCGTATTGAAAATGGTTATTCAACTTTGCGTTATCGCAACGTAACTATTTACGGAATGGATTTTTGGGATCGTACAATTCAGGCGGATTTCGATAATGGAACGACTTACGATTTACCGCACCGCGCTTTACTTACAACAAAAATGAATTTGGCAGTAGGTAGCGATCGTTTAGCGGATGCGGAAAGTTTTAAAGTTTATTATTCGGAAGATACCGAACTAAATAATTTTAAAGGAAAGTATCGCGTTGACGCAAAACTTTTGCAAGATGATTTAATTCAAGTTGCTTACTAAAATTAATTCGCGGGGAAAGTTAATTTCCCCGCTTTTTATTCACAAATAAAAAAAATAAAACTATGCCAAGCGTAAGTTGTCCCGGTATAAATGCCGACATTTTTTTAGATTGCACCAAGCCCATCTCGGCTGGCGTGAAAGATATGTTATATTTAGTGAATTTCGCTGATATAGCTACGATTGTAGAAGATATTGCAAACCCGAATTTAATCGAAAGTTTTACTTTAGAAGCGGGCGCATTTCTTTATAGAGTTGAGGGGAAAAATAACTCAATCGATCCGACTGCTTCTTTAGTAAAAGCGCGTTATTCAAACACGTTTAATCACGAATGTATTTTCAGAGTTTTTGATAATGCAAGCGATATTAAACAACAGTTGGAATATATGACAAATGTTAAAATGGTTGCAATCGTTGAAAACAATTTCAAAGGTTCGAGCGGGGAAGTTCCTTTCGAAATCTACGGGTTGCGTTCAGGTTTAACAATTAACGTTTTAACGCGTGTTGTAAACGATGCGGAAACTCAAGGTGCTTATACGATTACATTGAGCAGTTCCGAGCAAATCAAAGAACCTTATTTGCCAGCTACTTTATTCGATACAAGCTACGCAACTACAAAAGCATTTTTGGAATCTTTGTTTACACCATGATTTTAAGCCAGCTAATTTCGGAGCTGGACGAATTGAAAAGCCCTTTGCTACATTCTCGAAAAGGGGATGCGATGCAAAGGGTTTTTGTAATTTATAAAGCGGTTACAGGGCGCGAACCGAGGGGTTTTAGGTGCTTTCAATGTGCGGTTGATGCTTATTTTGAACTAAAGAAAATTTCGACTTCGGGCGAGGGATGGGATAATTCAGTAAATTTGAATTCTGAATTTAAACAAATTAAAAAAAAACAAATGGGAAATTTAAAGAAATACAAAATGCTAACAACACGTTTTCGAATGTTTGGAAGCCCCGATACTATTACACCTGAAAACGCAACGGATGAAAAAATCGATTCGATTTTAAAACTTAACCCGCAATTTTCAAAGTTTTTTCAATTGATTGAAAAGCCAGCAAAAAAAGAAATTGAAACGGAAACTTTGCCCGAAGAAATCGCGCTCGAAGTAATCGAAGAAACTCACATTGATTCAAGTAAATTTGAAGCTCCAAAACTTTCAAAGATTACAAAAAAAAAGGGCGGGAGATTACCAAAAAAAACAATTTAATTAAATCATTCTTTTTGAAATGGAAAACGGAAGCCGAATAACAATCCCGCGCAGCAATAAGCGGCTAATTATTACCTCGTTAAAACAGGAAAAAATATTGGGCTGGGATTCCGATAATAGTTACCCGCAAAGAATGGTTGATTTAATCGCGTGTTCAGGTGTTGCGACACGTTGCGTAAATAGGTTTCGAAGGTTTATTGTTGGACGCGGTTTTTCCGATCCATTAATTTATAAATCGGTAACGAATCGCAACGGGGTTACAATGGATAAACTATTGAACCTTTGCGCGAATGATTACGCGGCGTTATATGGTTTTGCGGTTCACGTAAAATACAACGGTTTGGGGCAAATTATCGAAAGAAATTATATGCCTTTTCAGGATACGCGTTTAGCTTTAAATGGTCAAATCGCATATTATAATAATTGGGACGGTTCCAGCCAAATAGCAAAGTTTAATCGCGGGGATATTGTTTATTTAAACCGCTTTGATCCTTCGAAAGTAATCGAAGAAATAAACGAAATGGAGGGTTTAAACTATGCAGAAAAAGCGGCAAAATATCCCGGTCAAGTTCTTTGGTATTCGCAAGCGGGTTTTAATGCTTACCCCGTAGGTTTAGCCGACCCCGTAGCTGAGGACATCGAAACAGATTATCAAGCGAAACTTTATAAAAATAAAAACATTCGAACGTCTTTTACAAGTTCGGGAATGTATATCGATTACGGGGTTTCGGAATCTGAAAAAATACGTTTTGAAAAACAACAAATTTTAACCGAATTTCAAGGTGCGGACGGAGCTGGAAATATAATGTACGTTGAGGTCGAGCCGGGACAAACTGCCCCAACTTTTACACCTTTTAACGCGGGTTCGGGCGTTGATAATCGTTTCGAATATCACGAAAAATCGGTAGAACAGGCAATTGTTAAATGTTTTGCGATTCCTAATATTTTGGCGGGTGTTCTTCAACCGGGAAGTTTAGCCACATCAAACGAATTAATCGAAGCGTATATTATTTATAATTCCGAAACCGAACCGGATAGAATAGTTTTCGAAGAACAATTTTCGCGTTTAATCGGAAAGCCCGTTTCTATTTTACCGCTGGAATTGAATTCAGGGGCAAACGTCGAAACAAACGTTTTAACG